CCGACAGCATCAGCTCGAGTTCTGGCTCGAGTTCTTAGCGTCAATAAAGATGTAGCCACAATTCCTCCTCACCCTAGGTTCCTATTACGAAAACTTCGCACTCAGGAGTTCCACTCGCTGAAGTCAGCTTAAGATCATCGGCAATGGCCACATCCGGTATGGCGTAAATGCTTCCGGCGGGGATAACAACATCAACGTTAGATGTCCCTGCCGTAGTAACTCTTGCAGTAACATTGATGGCTGAATCATTGTTCTTAACTATCAGCATCGTAATGCCTCCAGAGAACATAGACAGGTCAAATGTTTCACCATTATCATCACAGTTAACTTCAAAGTGCATATACTCATCAGGAGTCAGAGTGGTTGCATCAGGGCTAAAGTCCACCTTCGGACTAGAGTAATCTGAATTCTTAGAGTAAAGAGCCCTGACTGTAAGCTTCGCATAGTCGGTAGGCATTACTCAGCTCCATGCTCTTCCAGGCAAGTAAGAATTGCATCCTTTAAGGCCGAAACAAATCCTTCCTTATCGCCTTCACCGGCAGCGTCAAAAGCGGCTTCCGCAGATTCGGCAAAAGCTTCGCTGTATTCTCCGCCTCTTTCTTCATCGTAGTTTTCTTCTTCGTCCTCAGCCTTGGCTTTGGGGCCTTTGCCGCCAAGCATAATGGCCAGAACGTTATCCTTTTTAGGCATAAGCTTCTCCGGAATAAAATAGAGGGGCACTAGGCCCCCCTATCAAGGTTTATTAGGTGTCCATAGTGAGAATTGCACAGAAGTGAACTTCTGTCCCCGAGGTGGGGGTAGTCTCAATATTTCCAGTGTCATCAATTGTCTCAATAACAATGGTTCCACCTGCCGTTCCGTCAGAAACACTGTGTGACTTTAGAGCCGCAATTAGCGACTCGCCAGTAGCACTGGTTGCATTCATAACAGTTGCGGTGCAGGAAATAAGCCCATCGTATTTACGATCAAGGGTAATTGTAAAAACACCGCTAGAAACAGCAACGGCAAATCCGGTGCCGCGGACGGTACTAACATCATCATCAAAAGAACCAGCAACAATAACTTGTTCAGTTCCACCAAGTGTTGACGCAAACGCCATTTTATTCTCCTTACGCTAAAGCTACGCGGCAGTTAAAGCCAGGGGCCTTGCAAATAAGATTTCCATAATAACCCCATCGGTATTCTACGCCATCCTCATTAGACTGACGAACTCCTTTAAGCCCATCAAAATCAAGAAGACGCGGAGCAGCTCCGAGAGATTTCAGTGACCAAGTGTCCATTTGTAGCAAGTACGCTACATTAATTGGGCAGTTATGGTCTGCATAGACATCAACCATTCCAGTTGGAGCCGCGATGCTGATGCTGGAAAAGCCAAATGAGGCAGCTCGGTCATTTGGGTCATAACGGCGACGGTTATTAGCACCCGCCACAGCCGCACGGCCTTCAAGATCAAGAGCCAACTCAGCCCAGTCAGTAGGGTTCATAAAGCAAGAATCAGGGCGACCACCTTCGCGAGCAGTTTTCACCGCCGCGTTAATGATTGTCTCCTGGACGCTGTTTGCATAAGTCTGACGCTGCCCACCAAGACGGGTGCTGTCCGCAGTCCGGTCAAGACCGAAGAACGAGCCAGAGCCAACGCTTGAAGGAAGCCAAGCATCAAGACCAGCCATCTTCGTCAAGGCAGTTGTAGAACCAGAGCCATCGCCCTCAGCATATAGAAAATCACTGGTAGACAATGAGGGGATACCGGTAGTTGAATTAACTGAAACAGTTAAAATATCGCTATCCCGATCAACAGCAGTTACCGTTAAAACACCATCATAAAGGGCGCTGCCATCAGTGGCACTGCCTTTAAGCCGCATTCCAACTTCAAAGTTAACTGCATGACCAGCGATAAGGTCAAGACTGGTATCAGCACCAAGAGAAGTACTTGCATGACACTGGCCAATTGCGCCGGTGCCGCTTCGGTAAATATCTCGGCCCATTGCGCGAGACAGAGCATGGATAGCAGAGTCAGTTTTTGACTTTGCAACATCAAGCAAGGAACCTTCGTTCCCGTCTGCCGCTAGCAGGGTTTCATTATCTACCGAAACAATTGCATAATCTTTGACACGAGTTACAACAAACTCAGCCAAAGATGCTCCGCTCCGGTTATTCTGTGCAGTTTGGAATGTGGCGCTACGCCCATTGGTCAAGCCATACTCAACCGCAAACGTAGCATTCTTCCCTGGAAACTTTGTATCTTTAGGAACCATAGCCAACATGGGATTGTTCCGGTAGATCATATTTTCGACCTTCTTATACGGATACATGTGTTTCATGGCCGCATCGAAGTTCGTTAAATTAAAAGACGCCATAGCTGTCTTTCCTTTCTAATTTAAGTGAACAGTTTGCCCTTCCAAAAATCATAGATCTCATCCTCGGACATGTCCTCGGCAGGAGTCTTGGTTGGTTGGGTTTGTAAGGTATTGGACAATGTAACTTGCGACCGTCTGCCCCTTGTATTCGATGCGTCTAATCCGTGGTATTTTTTAAATTTTGCGATAATGGCCGGGTCGTTAAAGATATTATTCTCTTTTTCGGACAAGCCCTCTTCAATCATTTTAGCTGCTTCTGGAAAGCTGAGTTCTGTTCCAGTTTTTTGGTGGTACGCTGCAATCCCTTGTCCAATGTCCTCAGCGGAACACTGTTCTTTCGTCAGGGGATAGTCATCTGTTGCTTTCATAAAGGTATCAATCTTGGAGTAGTATTCGTTTACGGCCGCTTGCTGCTGGGCAGCATTGGCCCTTTGTGCGCTTGCTTGATCCCTTCTCTGTAATTCTTCTCTTAGCTCTTGTACTTGTCGTTCGGTTTGGGAGAGCCGTGTTCCATCAGAAGGCTCGTTCACTCCTGTAGAAATTCTATTGGTCCAGTCGGAGAAAAACTCCATAGGGTCAATACCCTGGTTCTCTAAGAACCCTTCGGGGTCTTTCAGGAACGCCTCCCTCAGCTCGTCAGACGAGGTTAGGCCCGCCTCCTTAACGGCAAGCTCCTGTTCTCGTCTTTTGATTTCAATCTCTTTTTTTCGTTGTTGCCTGTCCTTCTTTACGCGGGCAGACCAGGTGTCCTCTTTTTTCTCTGGTTCATCTGCTTTTGCCTCAGCAGGTACAGACACCTCGACATCATCCCCGAAGAGGTTGAAGTCAGGCATCTCTGGGTCTGGGTCTATTCCAGGTCTGTGCTCGCCCTGAGACACGTCCCCCGACACTGCTTCTGCTGTTTCATCGCTGCTGAGAGCTGCTGTTGCTGCTTCTGACATTTATAACCCCATAGGTGGTGCTCCACCAATTGGCGGCGGTAGTCCAGGCGGGCCTGGGGGCATTGGTGGTCCTGGAGGCATTGGTCCCGGAGGTAATCCCGGTGGCATTCCGGGTGGTCCAGGCGGCAGCCCCATTCCCATCATTGCTTCCGGCGGCATTCCTGGAGGCATTGGCGGTCCTGCTGGTGGTTGTGGTGTTTGTGCTTTTTCCAATAAAGAAACAGCCTGTGCGATCCATCGCCGCAAAAGCTCTAGTCTCTTTTCTGGGACTCCTTCTAGCTTCCCTAAATTATATGATTGCTGAACACGCTCAATCGCGGCATCGCTAAGGCTATACGGCTCTGGAGGCATGTATTTATTCTTGTCGATCATACTATCGATCATTTTGTCGACCAACTCGACATGAGCATTCTTGAGCTTATTGGCTCTATCCAAGTCTGGAAAGTCCAGCAGCTGGTGCGCTTCTTCTTTTGTGAACATGCCGTTCATGTGCATCTCAGTAATGCTTGCAAGCTTCGCCGCAGGTGTTTGAGGAAGAGAGCCAATCGGCTGAATACGCATAATGTATTCATCTTCCTCCATGTTAACATCTGCCCACTCGATCTTCTCAACCCCTGAGTTAGGAGTGAAGCTGACCGATAGATACTTTTCACCATCTTCAGTGGCCTCTTTCACCAAGGCTATTAGCTGTTGCGAGACATCAATGAAGACATTCTCATAAGCTTGCCCTACAACCATGAATCGCTCAGATTCAATGTCGGAGAACTCTCTTAGTGCTCGTCCAGATTCCAGACCAACAGGCTTCTTGCTTTGTGCCGATAACTGCGAAATCCCTGTCATCTCATAAGCCTGATTTACAAGCCTATCGAGATGCTGGAACATTTCGCCAGAAACGGAACGAGGAACGAAAAACTGAGGTGGTGTGCCTCTATATCGAATTGCACCAAAGACCCTGTTATTGAGGTGAGCATTAACAATCTTGCTTGATTCCTCGATAAAGACCTTAGGGGTGGCGAGGTGCATTTGCTGCTGAATCTGAGCAAGAAGCTTATTTACCTCAACCTGGATTCCCTTTACTTCTTTCGCAAGCCCATCTCCCCAGAATGAAATCGGCGATTCTGTCCATCGGATAAAGACAAAGGGGAAATAGTCCTTGTCATACCCTTCGTCTAAAAGCGTGGCGCTGGGGATAGATATGATATGGCGGCCATCATCAGAGTCAGGGCCAGACGGCAAATGCCATGCTTCGTGGCACTTTATAAGGTCTGAATGTTTAGTCTCGTCTCCGTCATTCTCGTCAACCTCGTCAACCGCTGCAAGAATCTCCTTCTTCTTCTTTGGAAACTTTGCCGCCAGGACATGCCGAGAAACCATTTTGGTTTGGAACATCTGGCGCGGCTCCCCGTGGGAGGCTTCTGCCCCATCGACGGTCAGCTCAACCATCGGGATTCTCTCTAGCTTGGTCTTCCCATGCTCCATCAAGACCTTGATAACTCCTGTCCCCACAATACAGGCATCAAGAAATGCCTTTTGAGTGACTTTATAGGCCTTGGTTGAGTAGATTTGCCCCTGGATGAACTTGTCTAAGTTCTTTGCCTTGTTCCTCTGAGACCAATCGCCGCCAGAGGTAAGGAACGAGATGCCCGGTCGGTGTTTTGCTATCTTAGCAGTAGCCGCCTGACAGAGAGAGTGAATGATATTGAAGGTTAGCCGTGGTCTATTGTTTCTGTATCTAAAGGTATCCTCTGAGTTGTGGAGAGGACGACCTCCGTATAGGCCCATATAAACACTCAGGTCGCTATAGAAGTCATGTTGGTCGTCCCGAAGGACAGTAACATACTTGTCTACCGCCGAATGAGGATCTTTCTTCCCCTGCCACCAAAACACATCGTCGTAAATACCGTACATTATGAGTTTGCACTCCAATACAACATTTCCTCATCAGAATATCCCTGTTGGTCTTCTGGCGAGGTGTGAATGTTATTATTCTCTTCGGGGTCAATTGTTGGTCCCTTATCATAGTTATCCATAGAAAACCCGGAATTTGCAATAGAAACCGCACCATCATGCAGCTTGTGCACAAGGTTCGCCGGGCTAACTATCTCGATCTTAATGCCATCTGTCTCGTAACAGGTGACTCCAAACTGGGTTAGAATCTCTAAGAGTTTGCGTAATTTTCTAGGGTCTTGCGCCATGTTATATATCCTTGCTATTAGCTTAACTGCTTAATTTAATTAAAGAAGGCGTCAGAATTTGCATATCCGACCCCCCATAAGTTCTCGTCGTGGCCGCTCTCTTCTTCTTGCTCTTGGAGCAGCCGCTCTTCTATTTGGTCTTCTAACTTCTTGTAATATTCGTCCGTACCAAACTTCGGTGATTTTTCCGCCTCTGTATAAAGAAAATGTCGAGATTCCATCCAAGTATATAGTGCCCCATCACTCAAGTGGTTATCAAACCGTCTGTCTTCAGCAGTCCCTGCAAGATTAAATTGTAGCTTATCCCACTCCTCGAGGAGCCCAGAACCTCTTTTGACCTTGATAAGCCCTCTGGCTAAGTCGGCGTTCATCATCGTAATAAGGCCAACCTTGTCGCCACTCTTCTTGGCGGGAGAGATAGGAAGAGACGTCCGCTCTTTAAAGGTCTCTAGGACCATTCGGCTAGCCCCACCACCAGTATCAACAACAATCTTGGTAAAGTTAAATCGTTCTTGGTATTCTCTGATAAGGTCTTCTACATCAGAGGTGAGCATCTCCTTTTTCTTAAAGTCCTCAATAATAAAAAGCTCTTCATGGTCTTCGGAGAACGCAGCTACGATAAAGGCTGTCGGGTCATGGTACCCTAAATCCACCGCCAGGAGATATTCCCAGAAGCAGTTCTCTGGCAGGTCAGTGTAGAGGTTCGCTTCTGAGTATTTATAGACAATAGAACGGTCATCTTTAACCCACAGCCCCTCATACTCTCGTTTATAGGATGGCTCAGTGGGGTCTAAAATCCCCGCCCTAACATCACGCTCAATCGCTCTGACGGCCTGCGTCATATAAGGGTTATCCTTAATAGACCACTTATGCACCGAATAGCCGTACTTCTCTGCTTCGGTAATATCAAAGAAGAACCCAGTGCAGACCTCGTTAGGGGTGCTGATCATAGCCAAGGTGCCGTCGCTGTCTAAAAGAGCAGGACTAAGAACATCGCGGACTAACTCTTTAACGCTGATATTGAAAAACGCAGCCTCGTCAAGGACCGCCAGGGAGAATGCCGCCCCACGAAGCTTATCCACGTCCGAGGAATCATTGGCGCCGGTAAATATGATCTCTGAGCCATTGGGGAACTTTGCTATCAGGCTGGCGTTGTTGAACTTAATGCCAAGGCGATACTGCTTATCGGCCTGTTTCAGCATATTCCAAAGAATACGCTTTGCAGCTTCACGGGTCCGGGCAATGTAGACACACAGAGTCTCTGGGTTATCAACAGCCTCCTGGATGAGGTACCTCGAGACTGCGAAAGACTTCCCTGCTCGTCGAGTGCATAAAGCCGCTTTTCGCTTGGCCGGGTCATTGATGAATGCAAGTTGTTCGGGGAATAGGTGCCGCTTAAAGTTAAGCGTGATGTCTGAAGTCTTTCGGACAACCCTCGTCTTCTCAGGAATTCCAAAACGGCCAACAGTAGCCTCTAAGACCTCTCGTCCAGACAGAG